ATGTTGAACAGTCGCTTCGCTCTGTATATCAATTAGAACCATCAGTTGTGATTGAATCCAACGGCAAAATTAAAAAATCTTATGATTATATTGACCTTAAAAATCAGTTAAAGTTTTTTAGTAATGTATCAGAAAGAGATGATTTAGTAACTGCTCAGAAGCAATATACATGGAGTCCTCCTGTAGACTGGGATAAGTTTGTAAACTATAGAGAATACTATTGGTTACCAGTTGGACCTGAAAAATTATCAGTTGCTGGTCAATCGGAAGAAGTAATATCAAAATACAGAGTTAGATCAGACGGCCAAAACGAATGGATATTTTTTCCTGACGGTCTTAAAAGAAATCCTCAACTAACTTTATATCGAGGCCAGACATATGAATTTGATGTAAATTCTCCAGGCGATCCGTTTTTCATTAGATCCGGAAATCTTTTAGGAGAGCAACAGAATTATAATAAAGGAGTTACGAACAACGGTATTGAAGTAGGTACTGTTACATTCCAAATTCCACTTGACGCACCTGATTTATTGTATTATCAAAGCGACACAAACATTAACCGAGTAGGTAGTTTTGTAATTGCGTCTGTGACAGAAAACTCGTTCATTAATGTTGAGCAAGAAATTTTAGGAAAAGTAAACTACACAAGTTCTAACAATGTTGTGTTCTCGAATGGATTAAAAATTCAATTTATTGGCACAGTTGAGCCAGCAATTTACAAAGACACTACTTGGTTAGTTGAAGGTGTAGGAGAGTCAATTAAATTAGTCAATTTTGCTGAATTAGAGATTCCGCCAATTACTGTGTCAGACACAGAAATAACATTTGACGATGGTGGGTTTGACACACAACCATTTGACGATGCGTCGTCGTATCCGACTGAAAAAGATTATATTACTATCAACAGATCAAGTAACGATAAAAATCCTTGGAGTAGATATAACAGATGGTTCCACAAATCTGTTATAGAATATGCTGCGGCAAAGAACGGAGTTCCTCCAGTTATTTCTGAAATTGATAGAGCAAAACGTCCTATCATAGAATTTTTATCAAACATTCAATTATTCAATCATGGATTTATATCTAAAAAATCTATTGATCTTATTGATGATTTTACCACTGATGTGTTTTCAACTATTGAAGGTTCCGCAGGTTATAACATTGACGGACAACAATTAACTGAAGGCGATCGTGTATTGTTTACCAACGATCAAGACCCGTTTGTTAAAAATAAAATATTTGTAGTTAAATTTATTACAGTACAAGCTAGTGTTAATACATTAAACAAAACACAAATCAGCCTTGTTGAGACAGAAGATTCTAATCCTGTATTTGGAGAATCTATTATTGTATCAAACGGTAGTGATACAAACAAAGGTAGAATGTTCCACTTCGATGGTAACAATTGGGTGCGTAGTCAAAGTAAAACAAAAATAAATCAATTTCCGTTATTTGATTTATACGATGCTGACGGAGTTTCATTTACTGATAATCAACGATATGAAACTTCTACGTTTGCTGGATCAGAAATTTTAAGTTACAAAATAGGCACAGGCCCAACAGATACAGAACTTGGGTTTTCTTTAAGTTACCTAAACATTAACAACTCCGGCGACATTGTATTTGAAGTTGACTACGAAACTGACTCATTTAGCTATCAGCTAAACGGTCAAACTATAACAAAGTTAACAGCGTCTGGATTTTATAAAAATAGAGATAGTGGCACATTCTACAACGGGTGGATTGATTACAATGATAGTTTGTATCAACCAATTATTGAAACTACAGTATTAGTAGCAGATACAAACACTATAGAATCTAAAGCATGTATTTGGAATGCTGAGGCAACTGAACATATTTTATTTTACGTCAACGGAGAAAAGTTTAACGGCACATTTACAAATTCAATAGGTGTTGAGTCTAGAAAATTTGTATTTGATCAAACTTTCAAAGCCGGTGATGCTGTTACTATAAAAATTTATACTGACGCTGAACCCGATTTAGGCTATTATGAAATTCCGCTGTCGCTAGAAAAAAATCCTTTAAATGAAAAGTTAACTCAGTTTACACTAGGACAGGCTAACGATCATTTAAGAACTATGATTGAAGTCGATACTGACTTTCAAGGAACTTTTCCAGGATCTAGCAATATTCGAGATATTTCTAACTATCGTCAAAACGGTCGTAGATTCCTTAAACACTCGAGTCTTGGCGTAGTAGCGTTTCCGTTAGTATGCGATAAAGATATTAATCTAATTAAATCGTTGAGATATGCTGCTACAGAATACGAAAAATTTAAAAATAATTTTATTAAACTAGCCGGAGAGCTTGATTACGATCAACGAAGTGTTATTGAATTTGTAGATGTGATCTTAGAAAAAATGTCTAAGACTAGTGTTATTGAATTTCCGTTTGCTACATCAGATATGATCGGCAGTGGCGGATTTAGATCAATAAAACAAATTGTTGAAGACGAAGGAATTACTATCTTTGCTCTTAACGATAAGTTTGATCTTGACTCAGTATCATCTAAAGCAGTGTATGTTTATGTTAACAACAATCAATTATTACACGGCACACAGTACGAGTTTGATTCAACATTTGGATTTGTAAAAATACTCGCCGAATTAGTCGAAGGTGATGAGATTGAGATTAGAGAGTATCTATCAACATCATTTAATTTTATTCCAGAGACTCCAACTAAGCTAGGTCTTTATAAAAAGTTTACTCCTAGACTGTATACTGATGACACATTTATTGAACCAACTAATGTTATTCAAGGTCACGACGGATCAATAGTTATTGCGTTTGGAGATTTTAGAGACCAGGTAATTTTAGAATTAGAAAAACGAATTTATAATAACATTAAGATTGCCTACGACCCTGCTATTTTTGATATTGACAAATTAAGTGCTGGGTACAACGGCAACGCATTATTTGATAACCGTATAATAAACGCAGTAATTGAACCTGAATTTTTAAAATGGGCAAACAATTTAGGTATTGACATTTACAAAAATGACATATATCAACCAGAAAACCCATTTACATATACCTACTTCAGAGCTACTGACAAACAAAAAAGAGTAAAGCTACCGCAAGCCTGGCGAGGAATTTACAAGTATCTATATGACACCGACAGTCCGCATACTAGTCCTTGGGAAATGTTAGGCTTTAGCGAGAAACCAGTGTGGTGGGAAGATGAATACGGTCCAGCACCATATACAAGTGGAAATTTGATTCTGTGGGAAGATCTCGAACAGGGGTTAATTAAACAAGGCCCAACAGCTGGAATTAATTTACGATATGCTAGACCTGGGTTGACAACATATATTCCTGTAGATGATGAAGGAGTATTGCTATCGCCTCAAGAAGCTTCTGCTATTATTGATTATTCGTTAAACAGAATTGATGAAGACTATCAGTTTGGTGATTATGGATCTGTAGAAAATGCTTGGAGAAGAAGCTCACTATATCCGTTTTCTTTGATTATTGCTTCATCAATATTAACACCATTTGAATTTATCTCGTCAAACTTTGATAGAACTAAAACTACTAAAAATAAACTAGGTCAGTTAGTTGACATATCAACAGGCACGTTTGTAAACAAAGATTCATTTATTCAAAGTTTAGAAAACAGCCCATCGGGCTTGTTTACCTATGTACAAAACTATCTAAAATTTAATTCAATGGATCAGTCTATTTTAACAGACACGTTTAATGATCTCAATGTTAAGTTGACCCATCGCATTGGCGGGTTTGTTGAAAAAGATAGACAACGTTATGTGTTAGAAAGCAAGAGTCCGACGTCAAAATCAGCAGCAGTCTTTATTCCACCAGAAGATTATCAAATTGTGTTTAACACTAGTACGCCAGTTAAATCGATTAGCTATTCTGGAATGGTTATTGAAAAGGTCGATGGCGGATTTAAAATATTTGGCTACGACAGGTTAAATTCTTTCTTTACTTGTTATGATTTTTATTCACAAATTAGTGATCCAATTTTACTTGTTGGCGGCATCAGTGAAAAGTATCTTGATTGGGAAGCTGAGCGTTTTTACGGTAAAGGCACAGTAGTACGATATCAAGGTTTTTATTATAGATGTGTAACTAATCACACTGCTGGGGCAACCTTCATTAATGAAAATTTTGTAAGACTTCCATCACTACCGCTTACTGGATCAGTTGAAGCAATTAAAAGAACTAAGTTTAATAAAACTTCTGTAAAGAGAATTGCTTATAATTCTATTTTTACAACAATTCAAGAAATTGTTGATATCATGATAGGATATGGTGAGTGGTTAAAAGATCAAGGCCTAGTCTTTGATGAATTTAATAAAGAACTATCGGCACCAACTGATTGGGAATTATCAACAAAAGAATTCATGTTCTGGACATCTCACAACTGGGCAGTCGGGGCACTGATTACACTTAGTCCAGCGGCAGCAATGTTAAAGATTGCTAACGTAGGAAGTGTAGCTGAAAATATTCTAGATAATTTTTATGATTATAATATTTTTAGAAACGACGGAACTCAAATTCCAGCGTCGGGGATTCAAGTATATAGAAGCTACAACGAATTTATTTTAACACCGTTAGATACCTCTATTGAAGGAATTTATTTTGCAAAAATAAATTTTGTACAAAAAGAACACATTGCGGTATTCAACGATAAGACTATGTTCGGTGATGTTATATTCGACAAAGGTCCGGGATATAGACAAGAACGAATGAAGCTTATTGGTTTTAGAACAACTGATTGGGACGGCGATTATACCAGTCCTGGGTTTATCTACGACGAAGCACAAGTTGATCCTTGGCAATCATTTAAAGATTATAAATTAGGTGATATAGTACAATATAGACAATACTATTACGTAACACAGAAATCACATACTGGCACAGCAGAATTTAATGCCACAAACTGGGAAAGATTAGATTCTTATCCTACCCAAGGTCTTGTGGCAAACTTTGATTACAAAATTAATCAAATTGAAGACTATTTTGAATTAGGGTATCAAGGTATTGATGATACTGAAAAACAGTTAGCAAGACATACTATTGGATACCAAAAAAGAAATTATCTTGAAGAATTAGCTGAGGACGAAGTAACACAGTTTAGAATTTATCAAGGGTTCATTAGAGAAAAAGGAACTCAAAATTCTATAACAAAAATATTTGATAAACTTAGCAAGTTAGATCAAGATGCGGTTGAACTACGAGAAGAATGGGCATTCCTATTAGGTTCATACGGCGGATCAGCTCAATTCAAAGAACTTGAGATATTAGTAAATCAGAAAGATATTAAATTAAATCCTCAGCCTATTATTATTGATAGTAGAGGATTATCTAAAACTAACTATCAGAATTATATTTTAACTAATCCTAATGATTTTACAATTGGTGATGCGGCCTATAAATTCCCAACTAAATCATACACTGTAGAAAACTCATCAGCAGGATATGTATTTTCTGGTGATGTTGATTTTACAGTTAAGACACGCACTAATCTATATGCCTTAGACATTGCTCAACTAAAAGACGGGTCAACAGTTTGGGTAACATTTGATAACGTTGGGTGGACAGTATTAAGATATACAATTACTGATATTATTATTGGAGCAGTGGCTGTTGTTGATACTACATCTGTGACATTAGAAACAAATAAACCACACGGGTTAAAAGTTGATGACATTATAGGTATTAATAATGTTAGATTCTTAGAAGGATTCTGGAGAGTTAAACTAGTAGCACCAACAACAGTGATTATTGAAATTGCTGGATATGATGAAGAGCCGGTGATTGATCAAAGCTCATTTGCTACTATATCAATTTTTGAGCCTTTAAGAGTTGGCTCTTATTCTAACCTAGTATCGGATAGATTCTCAGCATACAAAGAAGGTACTAGAGCGTGGTTAGACAACAACGGCACTGGCGAGTGGGAAGTATTAGAAAAAAGACGAGTATATAAACCAACAGCCGTAGCAAACTACGGGGTTGCGTTCCCAACTGGTTCGGGTAAAGATGTAATTTTTATTAACTCACGAAATCAAACAATATCGTCTAATCCGGGACAGGTAGTACCTACAGGCGAAGTAATTAGAGAGTCGGCAGTTGTTGTATACGGTCAGAGCGAAGAGGGGCTAATACCTTTACAGATCCTCAATCCTAATTCTAATTTAAGACCAATTTTCTTAGGCTCGTACGGAGATGTATTGGCAGTCAGCAATGACGGACGTTGGTTAATGGTTGGATCGCCTTCGGTATCATATATTCCAAGCAATTACAGAGAGACATTTAGTTCAACAGCAACCTACAATCCCGGTGATACTGTAATATATGCTGGCAAACTTTGGCAAGCTCAAAACATTGTTATAGGTGACGGGTCTACAATTGACATCACTAGCGATGATTGGAAACCAGCTACTGAACATCTTGCTAATCCGTTGGGAGTGGGATTACTTGATATTAATCAAGGTTATAGACAACAAGGTGCGTTAGAAATTTTTGAATATGATGAAATTTTTAGTCAGTATCAATTACGTCATACTGTAATAAGCCCAAGGCCGGCCCATGGAGAAAAATACGCTTCAACAATCAGCCTAAGTAAACGAGAAGGCATTGAAGGCACAAGTGGCGACGTTACCTTAACTGTTACTGCTATTGACAGCGTTGGTGGCATACTTGCTGTTTCATCACAAGGAGACAGCGGCCTAACAGACGAAGTATTTTCGAATGTTAGCGGAGTTGACATTAGTCTTCCAGGATCAAACGCTACATTTGACGTATTAAAATCTAATAGTATCTATACTGTATTGGTTAGAACAGGCGGCACTAGATATGCAGTTGGTGATAGAATTAAAATCACAGGAAGTAACCTTTTAGGCCTAACACCGTTTAATGATTTAATTATTACAATCACAGCAGTTACATCTGACGGTGAAATTGTAGGCTCAGCAACATATAATAATATCTCTGGAATTAATTCAATATTACCGACTGAAGAAGCAATTTTCCGTGTGGCAAAATCAGGATCTAGATATGCTGTAACTAAAACTGTTAACGGTGTAGGATACAGTTCAAGAAGTATTGTTAGATATTCTGGACGTCTATATGCTAGTATTAAAGATACTAGAGTAGACTTGGGAGTTTGGAATCCAAACCGAACATATCAGATTGGTGACGTAGTGAAATATCCTGCTAACTCTACTGCTTATTATTCAGCATTGGGATTGAATACTTCAGTATTGCCAACCAACGAAGCAACATGGGAAGTAGCTGAGCCGATTTTTCCAACTGATCAAGAATATTGGGAACAAGTTTCTGGAGCTGTATTTGCTGAAGCAGCAGTTGATTGGTCAGACCTTGATCAACTAGGAAATAGAAAACGATATACTGCTGGTTCAATTATTCTTATTCCTGGCAGCGAGTTAGGCGGCATTGACGGTGACCATGATGTTACAATTCGAGTAAATTCCATCACTGCTGACACTGGCATTGACAATTATTCATTTAGAGGAACAGCATCATCTGGAATTATTTGGTCAGGAACTCCTACTCCTGGCGAAAGACAGTTTAACGATCTTCAAGGAGAAGATGTTAGTGAGCCTGGTCAAGGAGCAATTTTTGATGTAATTCGTGAAAACGGAAGTTATAATGCTGTAATTAATGTTGCTGGAACTAGATATAATGTTGGAGACCAGATTCGACTTCTTGGAACTACCCTTGGTGGAGTCGAAGAAGCATACTACATGGTTGTTGGTGCTCCAGGATCACGCGACGATTCTGGCAGAGCATATTTGTACAAGTTTGACGGCATCAGCTGGAAACACCTAGACGATCCAAATTTTGTAGGTGTGTATTCAGTTAATAAAAATTACCCTGCTGGTTCTCGTGTATGGTATAATACTTCGTATTGGCAAGCTGTAGAAAACGTTCCAGCATTGCCAAACAATCAACCGGGTGTAGGCACATGGGAAGCTGTTACAGAAGTTAACATTAGCACACTGCCATCGTCGTTGGCCTATGTTGATGACGGTTCAACGATGACTGATGGTACATTAAACGATGTGGAATTTTTAAACATTGGTAGTATGTACGGATCTTCGACTAGTTTTAGTAAAGATGCTTCGGTGCTAATTATTTCGGCTCCTAAAAATGATACTGTTAATTTTGAAAATTACAAAGGTGTATGGAGAAGTACACTCAACTATCTAGTTGGCGATGTAATTAAGAAAGGTACTTTCTATTACTCTTGCCTGGTAGACAATATCAACACTATTCCAGAAACAACTCCGTCTGTGTGGCAAGAAAATACAGATTCTACACTTGGAAAATCTGGTGCTGTATTTGTCTATGAGCGTGATGAATTTGATACATTTAACCTAATCCAAACAATAGACGCAGACGAAATAGATTTAGAAACAGGCGATGAGTTTGGTCATAAAGTAGTTGTTAATGAACTTGGAACACAGTTATTTGTGTCAGCCCCTAATGTTGATTACTTAGGAAAAGATCAAGGTAGTGTATTTGTGTTTAATAAAGTTAACGGTCAATTTGCCCTAACACAAAAAATTACCGGTATTGTTATGGAACCAGGCGAACGTTTTGGTTCAAACTTGTCTGTATCTCCTGATACTAAAACTTTAGCAATTTCAGCAGAAGGAGCACGAACTTATAAAACAACAATATTTGACCAGGGACAAACAGCATTTGATAGATTTGTAACTAACTTTAAAGATTCTCAAGGTACTACTGGTAAGGTTTATGTCTACAATAATTTTTCAGGTTCGTTTGTGCTTTCTGAAATATTAGATCAAGGATTAACTTCTAATGAAGACTTTGGTAAAGGACTAGCAGTATCTAATAACTCAATAATTGTTGGATCACCGTCGTATATTTCAGACGATCCTGCGTTTAGTACTGTTCGTATTGGTCGACTACAGAAGTTTGATAAACAAGCAGGAGTTAAGCCTTGGTTTACAATTAGAAAACAAAGTAGTCAAGTTAATATTGATTTGTTAAAAACCCTATCGTTATACGACAAATTTAACAACTTAAAAATAGCTGATCTTGATATTTTAGATCCGTACAAAGGAAAAATACTATCAGAAGCAGACCAACATATTAATTTTAAAACCTCCTACGATCCTGCAATATACTCTGTAGGCACTGATTTATCAGCAGTTGATACTGACCAATCGTGGCAATCTGACAAAGTTGGATTAATCTGGTGGGACCTATCAGCAGTAAAATGGAACTTATACGAACAAGATTCATTGTCATTTAGAAATGGTAACTGGGCAACACCCGCAGTCGGAAGTTCAATTGATGTTTACGAATGGGTTGAAACACCCCTAAGACCAAGTGAATGGGATTTATTGTCTGGAACATCAGAAGGATTCGCCGAAGGAGTTAGTGGCACCGCATTATACAATGACAACTCTAACTATTCTGTGCGAGTGACCCTTGATACTATATCAGGTGCTGTAGCAAGCACTACGTATTATTACTGGGTAAAAAATAAATCAACGATCCCGTCAACTATTGATAGAACATTTAGTGCTCAACAGATCGCTACGTATATCTCATCTCCAGCTTCGTCGGGTTTACCATATGCCATATTGACATCTGAAAATACATTAAGTTTAATTAACACATCTAGTGTAGTTAATGAAGACGAGTTTCTAGTTAATCTACAATTTTATGAACAAGAGAAAGACATAAATTTAGTACACACTGAATACCAGTTGTTAGCTGAAGGTACAACAGAGCTTCCAAATGCTGAATTAGAAAACAAATGGATCGACAGTTTAATTGGTGAGGATATCGCAGGACAATCAGTACCTGACAGAAAACTATCATCTAAATTACAATACGGAATTTCATCAAGACCAAGACAGTCGATGTTTATTAATAGAAACAATGCTGTCAATTTAACTGTAGAATATATTAATAGCATTCTTAATACAAAACCGTTTGCTGAAAATATCGATTATACAAATTTAAATCTAATAGATCCAATTCCGTCAACAGTTAAAAATTTATATGATCAGATTTTAGAAACCGACGATACTTTAAGATTTATTGCTACCTCTAAAATCAAGACTGCTGTATTAAAAGCAAACATTGTTAATGGTCATATTAATTCTGTAGATATTGTAGACGGTGGTTACGGTTATAAATCACCACCAAACATACGAATTATTGGTTCTGGTACTGGTGCTGCTTTACGAGCAACGCTAAATCAAAACGGTTCAATCATTGGAGTTGAAGTAATATCTCAAGGTAAAAAATATCTAACAGCGTCATTGATTGTTAGATCTTTCGCAGTATTGGTCAAAACAGATTCGACTGTTAATAATCTATGGAGCATTTATTCTTTAGACGAAAAGAGCAAAGAGTTTTTTAGATCTGCCACTCAGTCATTCGATACTACTAAATTTTGGACTAAAGCTGATTGGTGGTTAGCACCGTTTACTGAAACTTCTAAAATTAAAAAATCTATAGCCGGTCTATACGAAGAGCCTGGATTAAATCTAGAATTGGGTGAGCTAGTAAGACTAGATAATTACGGTGCCGGTGGTTGGGCAGTGCTTGAACGTGTTACTGCTGACCAATCAGATATTGCGGGCAAATATAGATTAGTTGGTAGAAAATTAGGCACTATACAGATAATTAACAAGTTCTATAACACAGATAATTCATCATCAGGGTATGACCTAACCCAAGCGTTTGATAGTAACAAGTACGATACTTCTGCCGCAATTGAATTTAGAAATATTCTTCGAGCAGTAAAGGATGATATTTTTATTGATGATCTATCAGCAGAGTGGAATAAATTATTCTTTGCCTGTGTTCGCTATGTATTCTCAGAACAGTTATACGTTGACTGGGCATTTAAAACAAGTTTTGTAAATGCTGTACACAATGTTGGATTCTTAGAAAAGAAATTAAATTATAAAAACGATAATTTATCTAGCTATCAAACCTATATTGAAGAAGTTAAGCCGTATAGAACTAAAATTAGAAATTATGTTAGCAAATATTTTAACTTGGAATCAGCAAATCAAGTAACAACAGATTTTGACTTGCCACCAGTGTGGGATACTACAACAAATTCTGTTAGAACGATTAACAATACTTCTAGTGAAATAAATCAATATCCTTGGAAGCTATGGAAAGATAACAATCATTACTCTGTTGTTGATGTTAAAATTGTCAGCAACGGAGTCGGGTATTCATCAGTTCCGCAGATTGTGTTTACAGGTGGTGGCGGATCAGGTGCTGCTGCTCAAGCATACATTTCTAATGGAAAAATATCTAAAATCATAATGACAAGTCATGGATCGGGATATATTTCAGCACCGACAGTTAGCGTAGTCGGCGGAGTTGGTAGTAATTTACAAAATGCTGCCAGAGCTGTTGCTGTGATTGGCGACTCGAAGATTAGAACATTTGATCTAAAACTTAAATTTGATAGAGTTTCTAAAACTCCTAAATTTAAATCTTATAATTTTGATGAAACATTTAAAGAAACAGAAACATTAACTGCTGGAAAGAAACAAACGTCATATCAGTTAAAGTACCCACCGTCATTGGACAGATCTACAATACAAGTTGCTGTGGATGGTAATCGATTACTTGCTAGTCAGTACTCTGTAACGTTATCTGAAGAATTAGTTAACGGAACTACAGAGCTAATTGGTAGATTGATTCTAAATTTAGCACCAAATGAAAACGGTATTGTATCAATTGTCTACGAAAAGAATGATGCTATTCTTGACAGCCTAAATAGAATTGACAAATATTATACACCTACAGACGGACAACTAGGTGTAGAAAAAAATAGAATTGATTCTAATGATGATACTAGTGAAGTTGTATCTGATTACTCACAATTAGTAACAGGCATTGACTATGGTGGAACTATTGTTCAGGGAGCGTTATTTGACGTTGGAGCAGGATGGGATGCGTTACCTTGGTTTACTGAAGGATGGGATAGTGCTGAACTTAATGAATCAGATTTTTATGTGTTAGTTGATGGAAGCACAACATTAGTAACACTCCCTGAAGTACCAGCACACGGTAAAAATATCAACGTATACGTTAAAAGAACAACTACTGGTAGAACGGAAAGATTAGATTATATATCTTTTGACGAATACCAACTAGATGATTCTATTCAAGATGTTCCACCGTCGACTGCTGTGATGAACACCTTTGTTGGCGATGGATCAACAGCTAGTATCATAATACCTCAAACTGCTAATTTAGAATCTGGCGATTTATTAATCTTCCGTCCGGATACTAGCGATGGTAGTTTGACCATCGGCGGACGTAACAGCATTGATGCTTATGTATCTGGAGGTTCATTATCTGGAATGTCAGCATATTCTACCGCAACGGGAACAACCGCAGCTGAAATTTTAATTGATGGCGATCGATTTATAAGCCCTGATCAAGTGCCGGCCCCTGAAGAAAATATTCCTGGGCAAGTATTAGAAACACTAAGTTTCAAAGTATTTCATACTTTAAGAAACGGTTCATCGGCAGTGATGTCTAGAATATACGTTGGTGACGGATCGCAAATTTTATTTAATATAGGTCAATCAATTATTGACGAAGCTAATGTAATAGTATTTGTTGATAAAGTTAAGCAAGTAATTGGCACTGATTTTATTATTGTGCCAGATACTAATAATATTCGCTTTATTGGAACAACACCATCGATTAATTCAATAGTTGAAGTGTTTAGTATGGCAGGCGGCGGTCAAGGCATTCTTGACTACGTTGAGTTTACTGGCGATGGTAATACTCGATACTTTATAACAGGAGCAAGTTTTGCTGAAACAGCAACAATATTTGCCAGCGTTAATAATCAACCTGTTGATGTTGGATTTGTTAACAGTAGTCAGTTAACAGATACAAACGATAAGACTTTAGTTGAATTTGGTGTTGCTCCGGCCGCTGGAACAAAAATTGTTATTATACCGTTGGCCGATTCTAATAGACCACTTGTTAAAATCAACCAAGTTAATATTGATCTAGATGATACACTATTAGAATACGCAATTCCGACATTTAGCGGATTAGATATCGATCCTGCTGGTGATATGTTGGTTGAACTTAACGGAGAACTATTACGCACTGTTGAAACAACGTACACTATCTACAACGGCACAAATCGAATTCCAATTGCTATTGATCCTCCAAGAGCACCGGGTACTATTATCTTTACAGACCTTCGTGTATTTTTTAATGATGTATTAAAAACATTTGGTATTGATTATGTGTTTACATCTGAAGATAACACAGTTACGCTAATTAAATCTGTTGATAATGGCACAGTAATTAGGATTGAAGATTCATCTGGAAGAGAATATAGTGTGTCTGGTACTAGAGTTATATTAGATCAAAACACTTCATTCTCAACAGGTGATGTGTTATCTATAACATGGTTTGAAAGATACACTGAGTTAGATATACTCAAAGATGAGTTCCAAGGCGGAAAGGTAAGCTACTCTTTACAACGACCATTGGTTGGTTTGTCTTATATATGGGTTTATAAAAACGGTATACGATTAACACCAGACATTGACTTCTATGTAGAATTGCCAAAGACAGTATATCTACGTGATACTACTACTACATCTGATATTATAGAAACACTTAGTTTTGGTGATGAGTTATACAAATCTCCGTTATCATTTGAATTATTCAAAGATGTTTTAAATCGAAATTACTACAATCGATATAGAATAACTGATTTAGTTCTTTCTAAGGACTTACATTATTATGAAGATGAATTAGTACTAGTGGACGCAAGCTCGTTGCCTAATCCTACGATAGAACTTCCGGGTATAGTAACAATCCAAGGAGAAAAAATACAGTATCTTGCTAAAGAAGGTAATGTCCTTAAAAATCTAAGACGCGGATTGTTTGGAACTTCAATACGCTCGCTTCATTCTAGTGGAACAGCCCTTGTTGATACAGGATATTTAGAATTTATTCCTTATCAAGAAACACAAGAGAAGGAAGATTTTATATCTGACGGAACCTCTGGATTAATTGGACCATTGACATTTATACCTGAAAAAACAAACGTTATTGATTGGTATAGAGAAACAATCCCAGCAGACTACGGACGTTGCGATAGTATTGAGGTATTTGTTGGTGGCCGTAGACTTAGAAAAGATGCTACAACAATGTACGATCCGACTGTAGGAGCATACAGTCCTGCCGGTGATATTGATGTCGAAGCAGAGTTTTCTGTAGATGGAACTACAGCAAATATTAGATTAACTACTCCAGTACCAGCCGGCACTCGAATTACAGTTGTCCGTAGACAGGGCAGATTGTGGTATGATCGCGGCACTGATACCGCCGCTACAGGCCAGGGATTAAGCTATAGTAACACTGCTATTGCTAAGTTCTTACAAAATAGCAGTACAAAATTAACATAATAAATACATGATATGAATAAAGATGAGTCTAAAACTATGCTAGAACAACCTACACAGCAACAAACAAATCAAAAAAACCCTGACGAAATGGGTGGATTTCACGTTGAGGGTCACATTAAAATATTTGATCCGGAAACTAAAGAAGTCTTAATTGACAAAAGAAACGCCATACACTACGAAAATATGTCAGTGGCGATGGCACAGTCGTTGTCGAATCAGGGACAAGGATGGATATCCGGGATGGTTTTTGGTAACGGTGGAACAGTGGTTGACCCGACAGGGCTAATAACGTATCTTACTCCAAACACTAACGGTACAAATTCTAGTCTTTATTCACAAACATATTCTAAAGTAGTAGATCAAAATTCTGCTACCAACAACGATCCTGTTAGAAATAAAATGGAAATTAGACATGTAACTGGAGCAACATACACTGATATTGTTGTTAGCTGTTTGCTAGATTACGGTGAGCCAAGTACTCAAGAAGCATTTGATAATTCAGTTGATATGTCCGGTGATTTTGTATTTGACGAACTTGGCCTTAAAGCTGCTGGCACAGACAAATTACTAACTCATGTCATTTTTCATCCTGTACAAAAGTCATTAAACAGACTTATACAAATTGATTATACAATTAGAATACAGAGCTTAACTGGCTTTACTGAGGTACAATAATGGCATATACTGTTTCCTTTACTGATAGCACATTACATCCAGAGCCATTATCAGTTCCGGATAATTTTCCAAATACTTCAACTAGTCTTGCGTTGCCTGGTCGAAATCAAACCGGGTATGGCAAATTAGTTGCTGAAAATTTTATTCATCTTCTAGAAAACTTTGCTAGTGGAACTCCGCCATCGACAGCCAAATCTGTAGTTGGCCAGCTTTGGTTTAATTCCGACGAAAATAAATTATATGTGTTCGATGGAATTGATTACAAAACTACTAGTAATATTAGTACTGGGGTAAACGAACCGGATGGTGTTAGCTTGGGCGATCTATGGGTCAACTCGAGTACTCAACAGTTATATCTGTGGTCAGGTACTAACTGGGTTTTGATTGGACCACAATTTAGTGAAGGTACAAAATCAGGGCCGTTAGTTGAAACAATTTTAGATATTGATAATATTGAACGTACTGTAATTATTTTTTATACCAAAGACGTGCCTGTCTCAATAGTTAGTAAAGATGATTTTATTCCTAAGGTAGTTATACAAGGATTTCCATTAATTGGCACTGGTATCAACATCACAGCTCGAACTGATATTTCTGATTCGGTTGTTAGTCCTAGATTAGTTGGAGTAGCAAGAGCAGCAGACGGTCTAGTTGTAGGAACACAAGAAATACCATCTTCAAGTT